GAGAAGTTCGAGGGGGACGTGTTCCCCTCGGATGAGGTCGTTTTCTACGGGGGGGCGAAGATGAAGCCCCCCCGTTACTATTTGGAGCGTTTGAAAAAGCGTGATCCTGCGACCGCTGCGCTGGTAGTAGCGCGGAGGAAGGCGGTGCAGTTGAGTGATTCGTTCCAGGAGGAACAGGGGAGCTCGCGAATGATGGCGAAGGCCGAAGTCGCGAAGGCTCATCATGGGCTTTTTCAGAAGCGGAGGCTTGACTAATGAAGCTTCAGGTGTTCGGAGTTTTCGATCAGAAGGTGGGTGCCTACGGGCATCCGTTCTTCGGTGTGGCGATTGGGCAGGCGCTTCGTCAGTTTGGGGATTGGGTGCAGGACTCGAATACGCCCCTGCATCGCCATCCCGAGGATTATCGGTTGTTCCACGTTGGAACTTTTGACGATCAGACGGGCGAGCTTGAGGCGTTCCGGCCCGTCTTTCTTTCGGAGGCGGTGGAGTTCGTAGAGAAGCCGCGTCCGTTGGAGGTGGCGCGGTGAGTGAGATTCCTTTGGAGGAAGCGGTGGTGTACAGCTATTTCGATCCGCCGCCGAAGGTGTATTGCGATTGCAGCGAGTCGCCGTCCTTGACGAAGCAGAGCATGAAGGACGAGTGCGACATAAATCTTATGATGGCGCGGTACCAGGCGACGGGCGTAATGCCCTCAGGGATGCTGCCTGGACAGCGCGAGGCTGCGTTTGGTGACTTCAGCGAGGGGTTCGACTACATGGAGGCTCAGAGTCGGATTTTGAAGGCCCAGGAGGCCTTCCAGAGCCTCCCCTCGCGTGTTCGTGAGCGTTTCGGTGATCCGTCAGAGATCATCGAATTTTTGGCCGACCCAGGGAATCTGGAGGAGGCTATCAAGCTGGGTCTCGTTGAGAAGCCAGCGGGAGCGGCTCCTGCGGAGCCGGCGGTTTCTGCCGGGGAGGGGGCCCCGGCGGCGGGTGGCACTATAATTACTTGATCTTATAGTGCGGACTGAACCGAGGTTTGTTTAAGACGCGGCAGTTTAGTTTGCAAGTTGTTGTACTTGATGTAGTTACGGGCGGATGACATATTCGCGGTGTTTAGTTTTACGGACGATTTCGCGGGTAAGGTGTTGTGGTAGTTGCAGTTAGGGTTTATTTAATGAATGCGTGTCGCGGTAGCAGACACCGAGGGCTGACTTTGGTCTCCGCGTCGCCACTGTTGTTTTGGTGGGATGTTGATACTCTTGGTTCAGTCCTTTTTTCTGCCCCCCCCTGGGCGCAGGGGGGGGTTGGGGGAGGTCGGATTTGAAGCACAGAGAGAGTTACCAGTTTTCTCAGGTACCGAGGGCTGAGATTCCGAGGTCGGTTTTCAACCGTTCGCATGGGCATAAGACCACGTTCGATGCAGGGTGGTTGATCCCGTTTTTCGTCGATGAGGTGCTTCCGGGTGACACCTTCAATTTGAAGGTGTCGATGTTCGCTCGGTTGGCTACGCCGATTGTCCCTTTGATGGACAACGCGTACCTGGACACGTTTTTCTTCTTCGTCCCGAACCGACTGGTGTGGGACAATTGGAAGAAGTTCTGTGGTGAGCAGACGAACCCAGGGGATTCAACTGATTTTTTGGTGCCACAGGCAACTATGCCGTCAGCTGGCACGACGCAGGCTCAGCTTTTTGACTACATGGGTGTGCCGACTCAGTTCCTGGCGGCAGGAACGGGGACGGTGAATGCCCTGTACTTCAGGGCGTACAAGCTGATTTATAACGAGTGGTTCAGGGATCAGAATCTGCAGGCGTCGATTGTCGTGAATAAGGGGGACTCTTCAGACAGCGGAAGCGGGTGCGATCTTCTTCGTCGTGGGAAGCGCCACGACTACTTCACCTCTTGCTTGCCCTGGCCACAGAAGGGGCCAGGGGTGTCTTTGCCGTTGGGAACAACGGCTCCGGTGACAGGTGGGACGATTGATCCGTTGACGACGCATTCCGTTCCTACGTTTTGGAACGTGACGCAGAATGACGCTGCAGGTAACTTGCAGCGGGCGACTGCAGCTGCGGGGGCTGCTGTTCAGATCACTGGCACCAGCAGCGGTGGCACGGTTCAGAGTCTCGGTTGGAATAGTCCGAGCTTGAAGTTGTCAGGTGCGGTGGTCGATTTGTCGACCGCGACGGCGGCCACGATCAATAGTTTTCGGCAGGCGGTGCAGGTTCAGAAGTTACTCGAGCGGGACGCTCGAGGCGGTACGCGGTACACCGAGATCGTGAAGGCTCATTTCGGTGTGACCAGTCCGGACATGCGTCTGCAGAGGCCGGAGTTCCTGGGTGGGGGTTCGACCCCGGTGATAATCAACCCGGTGGCGCAGACTTCGGTTACGGCGGGAACGCCGATTGGGTACCTGGCGGCCTTTGGTACTGCAGGGTCCGCCACGCATGGATTCACCAAGTCGTTCGTGGAGCATGGCGTTCTGATCGGGTTGGTGTCGGCGAGAGCCGATTTGACGTATCAGCAGGGGATCGCTCGGCCGTTGTCCAGGCGGACGCGGTACGACTACTACTGGCCGGCCTTCTCCCATCTTGGGGAACAGGCTGTGTTGAATAAGGAGATTTACGCGCAGGGTACTTCGGTGGACGACGAGGTTTTCGGGTACCAAGAGCGTTGGGCTGAGTACAGGTATTTTCCGAGCAAGATTTCAGGGTTGTTCCGAGGGACGATTGCTGCGCCTCTAGATGTGTGGCATCTGGCGCAGGAGTTCAGTGCTCTGCCGACGTTGAGCTCGACGTTCATCGTCGAGGATCCTCCGATCGATCGTGTGATTGCGGTGCCTTCGCAGCCGCATTTTTTGTTTGATTCGTGGTTTGATGTGAAGTGTGCTCGTCCGATGCCGACGTACAGCGCCCCAGGCTTCGTGGACCACTTCTGATGGGGGTCCCACTTGCGAATGCGACAGTCAGTGGAAGTGCTGTTGTCATGCCTACGGGCGCTCAGTCGAGCGCCCGGCAGGCTTCTCCGGATTTCTGGCCGCTTGTGGCTGCAGCGGTTGCAGCTGCTGTCGACATTTATCAGGGAAGGCGACAGGAGCGGATCCAGGAGCGGGCGAGTAACACGGCTGTACAGCGTCGTGCGCGTGATCTTGCTCGTGCTGGACTTAATCCGCTTTTGGCGGCGGAAGGACAAGGAGCCTCGCAACCCCAGGGAGCGTTAGTCACACCTGGGCGGTCTTTTTTGGAGGGTGCCACGAGCGGGAAGCGGTTGTCTTTGGAGAGTCGGAAGTTGGAGTCAGAGATTGACTACAACGCGAGTACCGCTGCCGCAGCTCGCAATTCTGGTTCGAAGGCGTATCAGGAGGGCCTTCGGGTTCAGTGGGAAAATCAGCACGTTGTGCCGGAGCAGTTGAAGCTCCTGCAGCAGCAGACCCTTGAAGCTACGGCGCGAGCGAAGCGGGAAGGTCTGCGGTTGGAGCAGGAGAAGTTCGCGGAGTCGCAGTATAAGGCTTTCAACGCGTTTTTCTCAGGGAAGAAGGATTTGACCTGGGACGACGTGAAGCGATTGGGTCTTGGTGCCGTCCTGGGCGGCATGCGGAAGTTTGGCTTTGGTGTAGAGTGAAAGGAGGTGAGAGAGTGAGACGGGAGAAGATGTCTAGAGGTCGTTCTAGGCGATCGTTCCGGAAGGGTGCGGGAGTTCACCCGAAGAACATGGGGAGTTCCAACCCCATGCGGGGTGGCATCCGTCTGTGAAGTGCTATGCACCACTGCAAGGCTGGAAGTCTCGGGAGACGACGGCGCGCGGAAAGCGCGCCGTCACCTTCCGTTTTCGGGACGGATTTCATGACCTGCCGGTTCAGGTTCCGTGCGGGAAGTGTGGTGGTTGTCGGTTGTCCGTTGCCCGTGAGTGGGCGGCTCGGTGTGTCCAGGAGGCGTCGCTTTGGCCGACAAATGTCTTTGTGACACTTACGTACAACGCTGCTCCTATCGCGGCGAACGGGGCTTTTACGTTGAGGCCGCGAGACTTTGTTCTGTTCATGAGGCGCTTGCGAAGCGTGAGGGATGGGGTGCGGTTCTTTCAAGCTGGGGAGTACGGGGCCCTAGGGCGACCTCATCATCACGCGTTGTTATTCAATTGCGATTTTCCGGACCGGCGTTTGTGGAAGGAGAGTAAGCAAGGGAAGTTGTACCGGAGCGCGGAGTTGGAAGGGTTGTGGCCGGAGGGCTACAGTACCTTCGGTGAGCTTTCGCTTCAAACAGCGAGCTACGTTGCGCGGTACACGTTGAAAAAGGTGTACGGTAGTGCGGTACCGGAGGGGGTACACCCTGAGTACCAGACAATGAGTCGGCGTCCAGGGATTGGCGCAGGGTGGATTGAGAAGTTCGAGGGGGACGTGTTCCCCTCGGATGAGGTCGTTTTCTACGGGGGGG